CGTACAAAAAGCAGTCAAAGACGCAGCCCAGATGCTAAACGTCACCCAAGACCCAAACCACGAATATGATCGTGAGGCCATCGAACACGGCGCAAAGGTTGCCGCCAGTATATTATCCAAGCCACGGCAGGCAGACCTTCCACTTAGCACAGTGCCAGAGCATCTACTGTCGGTCCCCGGTGTTCTTCAAGATTGTGTCAATCACTACACAGTCACAGCTATCAAGCCGCAACCCCAGTTCGCTGTTCAATGCGCCCTCGCATTTGGATCGGTAGCAATGGGACGCCGCTGGGTTACAGACCAACGCAACTTCACTAGCTTATACTTTTTAAACATAGGTGAGACTGGATCGGGCAAGGAGCATACAAAGACAGTTCTGGAAGAGTTGCTAGAAGAGGCTGGTCTTGAGGAGCTTATTGGACCCGCAGGATACACCTCCAGCGCAGGCGTTTTATCAGCCCTAACAAATAAACCCACGCACGTTAGCGTAATTGATGAGCTTGGCCGTCAGCTAAAAGCCGCAGCAGCAAAAGGAAATCAGCATAAGCAAGATTCCATCACTAGTATCATGGAAGTCTTTGGACGTACCGATGGCACACTTCGCCAAGCTGGATACGCTACCAACACAATGAAGTCATCCGAAGCAGCCAAGCTGGAGAGCGTTGTAAAGCGTCCTTCCCTGACACTTGTAGGCATGTCGACGCCTAGCGAATTTATGCAGGCTATCGGTGGTGGCGATGTGGCAAGCGGATTGCTCAACCGTTTTATAATCGTAAAATCAGAAATCGGCGTCCAGATGTCACAAAAGAAAAGAAGGTCAGCAATTAGTGTTCGACTATCTAACTGGGCAAAAGAACACGCATCCGCACAGATAGGCGACCTAGACGCTGGGAATATCCACGACATGCCTCCACATCCGATAGAGGTGCCGTTTACCAGAGAGGCCGAAGACATACTGCGCCAGTACGAAGAGCGGTTGGTAGCGGCGATCAAAAAAGAAACAGGCACAGGATTAGAGGCCATGTATAATCGTAGCCGCGAAGTGGCTATGCGCTTGAGCCTAATAGTTGCAAGGTCTTTAGGGCAGGACGAAATATCTAGGGATGCAATGGAATGGAGCATAGATTACGTTAATCACTACGCCAAGCAAACCATCGAAATGTTTAGAAGCAATATGGCAGAGGGTCCATTTGAGGCGACCTGCAAAGCTGTTTATGTAAAGATAGAGAAGTCAGGGCTGGCTGGATTAACAGAACGAGACTTGTCCCGCAGCGTATCGGCATTTGCAAATTTAGACAGGCGTAAACGCGCTGATGTATTAGACGCATTACAAAACGACAGGGGCATAGAGTGCCGCGATCAAAACCAAGGTGCTAGAGGCCGACCACGGTTTGCATACTTTGCACCACCAATTAACTAGGGAGAACACCAATGAATAAATATACACGCAGCGAGATACTAGATACCGCGAAACAATATGTAACAAAAGACAGAGCCAATGATCACGGAGATATGGAATCAAATCTGACTACCATAGCAGAATATTGGAGTTTGCATTTGGAAACCAATGTTATGCCCTCTGATGTAGCGGTCATGATGACGCTTCTTAAAATGGCTCGTATAAAATTAAACCCTAAACATTCGGATAATTGGGTGGATGGATGTGGCTACCTCAGTCTGGGTGGTGAGCTTGGTGCACAAAAACCAAAGGGGAAACCAATTCCACCATATGAGGGGGGCAACACATGAGGTCATTACAATTGCCGCAAGTCAGCCTAAAGTCATCACTCAACCCCAACCTAAAGATGGCGCTGACCCAGTCAAACAATAATAGGATAAAGAAAAAAGTCTCCCTGCCAATCACACCTTGGGAGAAAGACTTCTACGAGAAGCCAAAAAGAAAGTTAAATTTATGGTAAAGCATTTAGTAAAGTGGACACTTTTATTCCTCTACATTTTAATGGGTGTAACTATAGCGGCGCAGTTCTTTTGATAGCCGCAGCCGCATGTCTATCTCTGGCCCTCTATCATGAGGCCAGAGGTGAACCGCTTCAAGGGCAGTTAATGGCCGCTAGAGTTATTGTGAACCGTATGAAGTCACCCCGCTGGCCATCGTCTATGTGCGGCGTCATCACCCAAGACCGACAGTTTTCGTTCTATCGCAAGAACAACACGCCGAAACCACGGGACGAAGTGGCTTGGGCAAAGGCACAGAAGTTAGCCACCGATATAATAAACGATCCAGATATTCTGCCTTACAGCACTGCTGATCATTACCATGCCGTGAATGTCCAACCAGTTTGGCGCAAGGGACTTCACAGGGTGGTACGAATAGGTCGCCATGTCTTCTGGTCTTACGACCACCCAACAGCCGTGAAGACTAGCTTCAGACCTAAACAAAGGCCAAAGAAAGGATTAAAAAATGATTAATTTAATGTTGGGAGATTGCTTTGAAAAGATCAAAGAAATTAAAACAGATTCAATCGATATGGTGGTTACTTCACCTCCATATAACAGAAAAAGAAATGATAAATATAACAATCATACCGACATTGTTAGCAACTACGTTAAATTTTTAGAGACATCTATTAATGATTGTTTGCGTATTTGTAATGGAAACGTGTTCTACAACATTCAAAAAAACAGTTATAATAAAAAAGATGTACACAAAATTATGGGTATTTTTTCTGAGCAAATAATTGAAGTGTTGATTTGGAAAAAGTCAAATCCTATGCCAAACCCACATTTGATTAATGCATACGAGTACATTTTAGTTTTGTCTAAAAATAACAAATCTCTTAAAGCTAATAAAACATATACTTTAAACCACTTTACAACACCTGTTTACTCATCAAACCCACACAAAAAAATTCACAGAGCCGTCATGCATCCAGAAGCGGCAAGGTTTATGTTGGATAATTTTGGGAAAAAAGGAGACGTTGTGTGCGATCCTTTTATGGGCTTAGGAACAACTGGGGTAGAGAGCGTAAAAGCTGGGATGAGCTTTGTAGGAATAGAAATGAACTCTGATTATTTTAATATAGCAAAGCAACAAATTGAATACTCAATGCCAGATTTATTTTTAGCTATTTAACGCCAACATACCTGCTAGACCCCACCTGAGTAGTATGATTTAAGTTCCTAGTGGGTGGTGAATTTCAACAGTCTATGACCACGGGGTTTGGTTTGTTTTGGTTCGCGCGGCTACCAAATGCGCTACATTCGATATCGCTTCCACCCACACGAAACCCTGCCCGTAAAACGGTGGGGTTTTTCTTTTTTAAAAAAAATTAAAAAAAAAGGGAATCTTTTGGGGGGTTCATCCGTCTACATAGTATGCAGCTTAGAAAGGGCATATAAAATGGTAAACCCAATTGTAGAGACTATTTGCGAAACAGCTAACATCAAGGTTGAAGTATGGGACGTAAACGGCACCAGCCACTGGAAGCTAACAAATCCCAGCACAGGGCATGAGAAGGTAATTGTGGGGGCATACGAGTTTGCTGACCTCCTACTAGGCACAACCTACGGTGTGCCGACACACGGCGCTAAATAGCGGCAGACACCGACCCTCACAGAGAAATCTGTGGGGGGTTTTATTTATGGCAGTCTTTATGGCAGTATTTATGGCATGCCCAAAAACGGCATTTTATGTAACAATCCCAGGAGGTTAGCTATATTTGGCATATTTGTCATTATGGCTGTAGTAATTAGGTATTTTCACACCCTGATATCCACCCCCTATATTGGGGGTAGAGAGGGGGGTATGACGTAATGACATATATATAATAATAATAATAATAATATATATATATACTATATAAACAAAGGTTATCAGGTAGGTTGATTTATGGCAGATTGCATACCTGCCATATATGTGCCGTTAATGCCATTAATCCTTTCAGCTATTTATATTTGCAAGGCCGTGGTATTAAATCGTCAACACCCGTTAATAGCTTTCTATTTTAGGGACAGGATCAGAAAGGATTACAGCATGGCCAAGGTCTATATCGTAACTCGACCAACAGAAAATAAATTCGGATGGACGCCAGATTTATCGGATGCCGCCAGATACGGAACATTGTGTGTTTTGTACGAGCCTGATGAACGACCACAGTTTCATCCAAACAAAGCCATAAAAATTGCACGGGAAATTATGCAGGACTTTAGCCCAGAAGATTTCCTACTGTGGCCCGGTGGCAGTGATCCCATAGGTGTGATGATTGCATGTATGGTTGCTAGTGAATTTAGCTCAGAGGTTAATGTACTGCGATGGGAGCGCAATTTTAATAACGGCGAGAGAGATCGCAGCAAGGGATTCTACATGCCAGTTAAATTAGACCTATCGTAATTTTATTTCTTTACTCCCTATGCTACATACTATATCTTGTATCTATAGAGAGAATCAGAAGGAATTTTAAAATGACATATTACGGATACGAAATTCACGATGAGCGCGAAGTTGGCGGTAAATACGAAGTTTCAATTAGCGGATGGATTTACGAATTTAACACGCCGCAAGAAGCTAAAATCTTTATTAAAGAAAACAAGTAACCAGCAGGGGGCTTCGGCCCCGCCACTACCATTTAGAAAGGAATACGAAAATGAATTATGATTTTGATAACGCTACTTTTTCTGATCTTCATAAAGAAGCCTTTGGTTTTCGCCCTGATTCTGGTGATCAGCAAATATGGGACTGTTCATCTGATAACGATAAGCAGGTGTGGTGGGACGCTTTGTGCGCTGAAATAAAAACGGAGGATGTGTAATGACCCTCGCTGTAACCCACTGCCCAGACTGTAAGAAAAAACTACAGGCTAAAGACTCAAGACCACACACAGTCTATGGCTTTCCAACAGTCAAAAGAAGGAGAGTGTGCCAGTCTTGTGACTTCAGAATATCAACAATAGAATTGCCAATCGATGTAGGTAATTCAATTTTTAATGAGGAAGATTAAATGCTAATATCACTGATAGGCTTTATAGCTGGAACAATTATTGTCGCAATGATTATGTAATAAAGGAATAAATTAATGATACTTAAATCTTGGAAATTTAAAGGCTTCGAGGCAAAACAAGAAATGCCAAAGTGGCTGCAGGATAACTCAAGCAAAAGACTGGGAAGTCCAAACCTATTTGTCCACACACAAGCTGGTGAAACCCCAGTGCAAACTGGTGAACATATCGCAATCTCCCTCAGAGGTCACATAACTGTCCACGATGATAAGCCAGATAATATCATCTTCCTCACAAAAGAAATACTCGCAGGAATTGCATTCACAGTGGCTGTTGTCGTTGGAGTTGTCATAATGCTCGCTTGGTGATAAGCACAGGCACACACACTGTCTCGCAAACTAGGCCCACTTAGGTGGGTCTTTCTTTTTTGTGCATTCTGCATTACATTAATAAAAACACAGCTTACCACTGCAAGAAAGGTTAGAGATGGCAAAGAGTAAAAATCCAGTCGGTAGACCTAAGTTCGACATCACTGATGAAGTTCTTAAAGAAGTTGAAAAGATGGCAGGACAAGGTTTAACTGTCAAACAAATCGCTGCTTGCTTGGGTGTTTCACCATCAACTTTTTATCTTCACCAGACAGAAAATTCGGAGTTTTCGGATACTATAAAAAAAGGACAGGCTGTTGGCATCCAAAAAGTGACCAATGCCTTGTTCCAAAATGCCACTGTCGAAAAAGATAATGTAGCCATAATTTATTATCTAAATAACAGAGACAGAGAGAACTGGTCCAACAAACATGAAGTCACAGCAACCGTGGAAACAAATCACGTTATTGATTTAACAAGGATACCTGATGAACAGCTCAAATCAATTGAAGCAGCATTTAGCAGGGCTGACACTGGAGAAAGTGCAAGCAGAGCGCTATCGTCGTTGCCTAAAGACGTTTACGAAGGCAGCTTGGCCGACGATTGAGCCTGGTGTACCATTCCTAAACAACTGGCACATAGACGCAATAAATGAGCACCTCCAAGCTGTGATCGAGGGTGATATCAAACGCCTGATCATCAATATACCTCCACGGCACATGAAAAGCCTCTCCACCGCTGTTATACTCCCAGCATTTGCTTGGACTAGAGATCCAAGTATGAAATTCATGTACGCATCCTACGCTGCCTCACTTTCGATCAGAGATAGCACCAAGTGCCGTAGGTTAATCGAGAGCCCTTGGTATCAGGCTCACTTCCCAGACATCAAATTGACTGATGACCAGAATCAGAAATCCAGATTTGAAAATACAGCTTCAGGAATCCGTTTGGCTACATCAGTCGGTGGTGCAGCCACAGGGGATGGTGGTGACATAGTGCTAATTGACGATCCTGCCAGTTCTTCTGATGCTCAGTCTTCAGCCATGAGAACCTCTGTCATGGAGTGGTGGGACCAGACAATGCAGACACGTTTGAACGATCCAAAGACTGGTGCATTCATTATCATTGCCCAAAGGCTCCACGAGCAAGATCTATGTGGTCATATACTTTCACAAGAGCTAGGAAACGACTG